AATCACTCCTTTTGAGAATCGGCATTTATGTTTAAACGCCATTCATACTCGTTTATTGATCTATTCATGGCATCCATCACCGAAGAGCTTGTAGGCGGATCAAAAACCATTTTGACTTTCAAATACACATATGTTTTAACAGCTTCAAGATTAGAAATATTTGATAATAAATCATTCCAAGTAGTAGAATCATCTTGGATTCTCATGCCTTCGGAAGGACCAACTCCGATTTGTGTCAATCCCATCAACACCGAGTTAATATGTATAATCAAATCCTGATCGAACTGCTTATACTCTTCGGTAATACCGAGCAGCTTTTTAATAGATGTTAATACACTATCCATGATCATCATCCTTAACTAAGTGTTATGTACTTTTTCATGCAATAACCTTCGACATCATTCTTTGTTCTTACTTGATAGAAATCCGCTGGTTCACTTTCGTAGCGAATAACACTCACTTCATCGTTCTCGTCAATTACAGTTAGCACTTCCGCATCAATCCAAGGATTCGAACGAACATTAAGTTTCTTGCAACCGCTTACAAATCCAACAAGAACTTCTGGTGTTTCAACGTCTACCGGTAGCACTTCTTCAACATTAACTGTTGTTTCTTCTACCTTATCGATTTTTTTTGGTTTGCTGTAATTAGTATGTTTTGCCATCTCTAATTTCCTCCTTTAGTCTTTCTTCCATGGACACATATCATTTCTTCTACGTGTAACAGGATTTGTGATTAATAAACTTTCATCTCCGTAATGAATAGCGTCGTGAGTATTTTTCACAGTGCTTATTAAATACTCAGGATTTAAAAGAAACTCAGATTCATTTAAAATATCAGCTTTAGATATTGGATTCATATGATGAACTAGTATTTTACCTCTGATCTCTCTGTCTTTGATAGCGAGATCAAATCCGCCATCGCGAATAATTACATAATCTCTAATAGACCGCCATTTAGCAGATCTGTAAAACATTTGATTCAAATATCTATCGAATCCGAATGTCTCTTCTCCAACATTGCCATTTAACTTCAAATAACGATAACGTTCTTCAAATGTTGGCAAAGTAATTAATTCTGAATATGTTCTAATATTCATCCGAATCTCCTTGACCTGAATAATTTCTCATAGCATTAATAGCTTCCGCATATAACTCTTCTATTCTACCCACTGATTGAAGATTTTCTGTTTTAGCACGTAATAACTTATTCTCTTCTACTAGTTTCTGTTTTTCTAATTGTTGCTTTGTGGATCCCAGCTTTAGAAAATGCGTTATTACTTGAGAAGACGCAGTTCCTTCTTGTAATTGCTTCTCTGCTAAGTCTACAGCCAAAGATATCATCTGATTTTCTCTGGCTTCGGGCGTTAAAGCAGGTCTGATTTTATTAGAAGAGGAATCTTTATCGTCTTTTTTACCAACTTTTTTCATGCTTTTTATCTCCTTTCTGCTATTTAGACACACAAACAAATATGTTTTTATCGCTTTGTGTATACTTTTAGGCTAGTATTCTAAGGAACGTATGAGCCATATAAGAACTTAATATTTGAAAGGAGAATATATTTCATTTAAAGAATGCAACGTAATGATTGTGGACTAGAAAAATATAAAACTCATACGCTCCTTGGAACACTAGCTCCAACAAAAAGTTTTTTCAAAAATATCCCCCGGGGAATTTTCGAGGAGGGCGGCGATGTGGGGAGGGGGTGTAATTTTCGACACCCCCCCTATGTATAAAATAATATGGATATGGTTATGAATTGATATTATCTCGTTCTACTTTTTTATATATGTCTAAAAAGTCATACTTTATTATTTCATCGATAGCTCTATTCGTTTCATCGATTACTTCTTTTTGAGACATATCATCTGAAATATTCGCTATCCTTGCTAAAGTAGAACAAGTATTATAACCTTTTTCAGTGTCGAACATGAACCAAGAAACAAATTGCTCAAAAGGATCAAAAGGATTGTCAACTGTTGTTAACATGTAATTCTTTTCAATAGAATAGTTTTCATCATAATCATTATTCAATTGTTAATTTCCTCCTTTCAAATACTTAGCAACTGTTGAAGTTGAAATACCAAGTTTGTTAGCGATTTGTTCTAATGTGTAATTAGAAGCAGACAAAGCTTTGATTCTGTTTACTTTAGCAGTGTTTAAACCTTTAGAAGTTTTAGGTGTTGCTCTTTCTCTTAGTTTGTCAGGATCACTATTATTCAGTATCTTATTAAGCACGCTTTCGCTTATTGCACCCTTTTGAATAGCTTCCCATTCTCTATCATCTATAGTAATAGAACGGTTTCTTCTAGATACAGAGCCTACTTCATCACGATACTTTGATATTGCTTGCTGACTGGCTTTCTTTATATCCTTAGTTTTCATCTTTGCGCCCGTTTCATCATAATAGGCTCTCTTTTTTATATTCATTTCAGCGTTAGACATACGTTGAGCTTGACGTTCTCTAGGAGAATTAAGTAAAGCTTTGTTTAATTTTGCATTCAAAGAATCTACTTCTTTTTGATATTCTGCTTTTGCCAATCTTGAATAGGCTATTTTGCCCGAATTAGATGCTTCTATACGGGCCTGGTTAGCCATTGATTTCATTTTATTGGCATAGTCGGCATAGGCTCTCTCCTTAGGGGTGTTAAATTTAGACACTAGGGTATATGCGTCATCCGTCTCTGCCATATTGGTACTCTTCTGAGTACGAATCCTCTCAACTTTTTTTACTTCTCCAGTACGTTTATTGACTTTTGTTTGTATCCATTTGGCGTCGTCTGCCGTCTTATATACTAGGGCTCCCTCGGGACGGGTAGGGTCATAATATGTTTTGCCCTTTAAATTGACACGGGGATTACCCTGCCTTTTGGGTACATCATACTCACCTTTAGCCCTAGACATTAAAGTAGAAGCGCCACCCACTTGATACTTTTTCTTTAGAGCGGCTATGTTGTTATCTATCTCGCTCTGCTTATAGTCCAGCTTGTGCTTACCAGCATCAATAACTACCATACTGTGACGTACGGCAGCAGCCAATTCATCAGAGGTAGCGCCAAGTAAAGTCATATCGGTTATAAGATTCGAAATCATTCCCATTTGCACTGGAGTGCTATCACTTCCAGTCTTAGGATTTTTCATATACTGCATACCTGGACGTTCTGGATAGGCCATCTTTGGGTCAAAACCTTCTAGACCTTTCAAAGGAGGAGTAGAAGTAATCTTAACTTTTCCTTGACGATCATGGGTTGGAATGCACATAACCGTATCGCCATCAAAATCCGCTCCTGATAATCTTTCAGCAACTCTAGAATTAATACATACAGCATCTATAGGAGTTGTACCTATAAGTTTTTTACCTAATGCATTCTTATTGTTTACTGTACATATAGGAATCTCAAATGTTCCACCATGTGGATATCTTATTAAAGCAAGCTTTGTGCCTGAAGCATAGCCCGGCGCATACACTTCATTCTCTTTAAGCGTATTATTAGGAATAATAACGTGATACTTTTGTCCTGGTAATGCGGCTGCTTTTAAATGTACAGCCGTCGAATCACATTCATCCGCAAACTTATTAAGATAATATTTCTTAATAGTAGGATTATTAATAGACATAATATCAGCATATTCTGCTTCCTTATCAGCAACTGCTAACTTTAATTGTTTCTTAATCATTTGTATAGGCTGCTTAGCTAAGAACTGTGAAGGCAGAGCATCTTTCCAATCATCCCAATCGCCTTCTTCTCTTGTCTTATTAATAAGTCCAAGCTTCTTCTTTCCGGTCTTAGAATCCGTATACCAATATTGACCGCCTTGTGTAGCGTCTTTAATTAAAGAACCAAATGGATTATCTGGATCGCTCTTAATATCTTTAAGAACATCTAGTTTAGATACAGACTTTGATTTGTTAGTGTTAAATATAACGTCAACACCTTTAGGAAAATCTTTAGGATCGCCATATACAGCCATACCTTTTATGTATTTTTTACCATCAACCATTATACGAACCTGAGAATATCGAGATTCGCCAAGTGAAAGATCGTCAACACCTGGTCTAATTTCTGCAACACCATCTTTATCGATGCCGCCGTCCTCTTTGTATCTAATCATAAGACGTTTTGAATCCATACTTTCTGGATAATGGAATTTCTTTTCGAAAGTTTTACCGTCATCTCTAGAAATATAGTTATCCTCATTAAGAGCATGAACCTTGTCAAAATCATAAATTTCTTTATGTTCTGTACCAGGTTTACAAATAATCTTTTGATTTGTTTGATTACCTATGTTTGTTACTTGGGGAATGCCGCCTTTATATATAGGATAGCCTTCTCTTTCGAGTAAATATAAGGCCTGATTAAGTTTTTCCTTAGATATGTTTAGTTCTCTTTCAACACCAGTACCAACATCAATCATTCCTTTTTTATCAATCTGCTCTTTTATGAATTTAGCTGTTTCTTTAGCCTGATTCATTTTTGTTTCGGATTTTGCATTCAATAAGGATCTAACTGATGATTCTGGTATACCCATTTTTCTACCGATTTCTGTAGCACCGAGTCCATCTTTCTGCAACGCTTTAGCAGTATTTACTTGATAGAGTCTACGTTCGTTTTTAGCAATAGAATATTCGGTTCTAAATTGAGTTGTTGACAAACCCATAGATTTGGCAATAGCAGTATCGCCTGTCCAAACTTTTCCTTTTTCATCAGTATAAGTAAAATTCTGTTTTCTTAGCTCGTCAACTCTACCCATAAAATCGCCTGTACGCTGATATGGATTATCACCACTTCCCCAAGGATATCGTCCAGAACGTTTAGGCATTCCGTAATGCATTAGCACATGTTCATCCATATCTTTTATGATATTGTTCATACACTATTCTCCTTCTTGATCAATCTTTGATAACAAATTATCCAAATGTATTATTTTATCCATAATAGGGAGAATATCCTCAGCAGTTGGCTTATGAACTAGTACTTCATCATTCTGATATATTCGTAACTCCATTTTTATTTCGCCAGGTTTGGTTCTGTATTCCAAACAAAAAAGAGCTGCATATATTTCTAGCTGCTCCATATGTACTGGTGTTTTCCCTGTCTTTAGATCATGAATTCTCAAAACACCATTTCTAAAACAAATAGCATCTGCTGTTCCGAAAAATCTTTCTGAATGAAATAAAACAACCTCAGTATCCATTTGGTACCCTATAGCATCGTTTACATACGAATATAAGGTCTTCTTGGATCTAGGTTGCTTTATGCCCAAATCTATAGTTTCTTTTGCCCATTGATGTAATTTGGTTCCTATCAATGCCGCTTTTTTATTTTTGTATACTTCCATTGCTTTGCCGTCATCATATCTTAGCCAAGAGTTTTGACTGGCACTAAATGGTGCATGCAATCCTTCAAGATTTAAATGCTGATTGAATTTCACGTAATATAACCTCCTTATTCTCAGGATATGCAAAAGCTGCATAAGACATATCGTTGAGCTTTTTTACATAAAAGTCTTGATTAGGCTGATGTTTAGCAGATGCACTGCGCTTTGCTTCTATAACAGCCCATTTGTCTTTATACAGAATTGTCCAATCTGGAAATCCTTGAATATAATTCGGATCATTCTTGATAATAACACACCCAGGATAACGTTCCCTAATTTCATCCATCAATTCTTTTTGAAATATACTTTCTAGTTTTGCCATTAAATGCTCTCTCCTTTCATCTTAAACAAAACTCAAAAGGAAATGATACACCGTAAAAATACGACATATTTGTACTTCCCTTCATAAAAGGGCATGTTTTTCACGCGAATTTTAAAAAATTGAAAAATATAGCCAAATGCACATTTTCAACCTTATTCGACCCTAAAATATGCCTGTGGCCAAAAACCCGTTTTTTTTTGTCAATTCTTTTTAAATATATATACTTTTTTCTTAAATAAATTAAAATAAAAGTGGGCTTTTGGCCACAAACCTTAAAAATTCTCAAAAAATGTGAAAAAACACCACAAAATACCCCAAAAATGCCCTTTTTTACCCCAAAAACGACCAAAAATGACCCAAATTGGACAATTCTTGTGGCCATTTTTATTGGCCAAAAGTGGGCATAAAGTGGGCTTTTGGCCACAAAAGTGGGCATAAACACTAAAAACATCCTCAAAAATGGAAAAATAAAAGGACTAGTTATTAAAACTAGCCCAATTATTTCAAAAAATTATAACTCTTTTGATAATCTTTCGACTTTTTCTTGATGCCATTTTTCAACATCAATGCCAATTCGTCTTAGATTTTCGGTACATAAATATGCGTCTTCATCATCCATTTCATAACGATCAGCTAAAGCTTCAAGCTCTGTATGGAAATTATCATAAAATGCTCTAAGCCTTTTCTCGCCGAGTCCATACATGGAATGAAGGATCCACAATATAATAGAGTCCATCTCCATCATATTCTTACGGTCATATTCGGCCAATTGTTTCTTAATCTCAATATCTAAAGCCTTTTGCTCATTACGAGTTAACTCAGCTCCAAATATCTTATTGCCCATCTTTTTTACAACCATAAATATGTTACCTCCAAGTCCTTTCAGACTTTCTGTCTCTAAGTACAATGCGACCACAGATTTCGAAGTCTGCAATATCGCAAATATATTTAATAGTATGTAAGAGCTTTTTAAAGCGAACTTCTTCGTCTTCAATGTTTTTAATGGCTTCATATGCCGTTAAATCAACACAGCCCGAACCGTTGAATTTATCCGAATTATTCATTGTTCTCACCTTCTTCATCTTCCATCATTTTCATTATAGCTTCAATATCAGTGAGGAAGCTATCAACAGTTCCGATTTTTCCTTTCAATTGAACAGCATCTTTAGGAATATCATTAAGATTTGTATGCTTATTGTTGTCGCCAAACATGTCTTTGTTAAAGGCATTAGCGACAGTTTGCAGACTGTTTACTACTGTGTCCAAATGTTCTCCCAATGCTGTACTGTCGCATAACATCTTAACTTGAATTTGAATTAATTGAAAAGCTATCATCGGATTAATAGGCATATTTAATTCCTCTAAAGCATCGATTGCATTACTCTTATTCACATACTCACTGATATCCTTTTGAATATCGGTTAACTTGTTGATAAGATCTTGAATGTTGCTGTTACATGCTTTTGCTTTTTCTCTTAGTGTTTCATTCTTGTTTGTCATTTGAATACTTCTCCTTCCAATATTCGTAGCATTCCCTACGAATCATACGTTGTTCTTTCTTTATTTTTCTTTTTCTTCGGTCTTCCAGAGCCTCGTGTATAAACACGAAAGCCCCGGCTACCAATATAAGTATTAATGCCAATATTAGCAAAAATACTATAAACATTGATGCATCATGCATTATAGTTCCTCCTTAGCTATCTAACGCCTCTCCTAAATATCCAGATATAGCATTTCTCCTAAATATTCGATTATGGCATCAATATCTGTGCTTGATGGATCATCTTTCATTTTTAGAAGCATTAAATATGCTTTTTCTACAGGATTTTCTGTTAAAGCTAGTTGTCCATCTACGCATTCTTTAGATGCCATTTTAAAGGATGAGAAGCTTTTTCTAGAAGTCTTCGCTTTCTCTTCAGGAAGCCATTTTTCAAACTCTTGGTAATATCTATACTTATTTCCAAGAGCTTTCTTAGAAATAGCCATGGCAAGAGCCTTCTCAGGATCATAGTTATGGTCACCGTCAGCATTTTTGACAAATGTCTTAGTGCCATCTGTCCAAATTACAACAGTTAAAGGGTCGTTGAAATACACATTCCTAATTTTGCTCTGCATTGGAGTGAAATCTGTTATAATATCAAAATAACAGTCGGATCTCTTAATGCCTCGCTCAAGTGCGAGGTTACATTGGTTTTTGTATAATGGCATTGAACTATTACATTCAATATAAGGGCGCTCTAAAAAATCGATATGCGGATGGGATGTTAATCTCATAATAGTCGGAAGTTTTCTTTGAACAAAGGGTATTGCGGCTTTTGGTATCACAACCGAATGTTTACCGTACTCGTCTTCATATTTGTAAATTAATTTAAGATACCAGCTCTTGTCCTCTTTAAAAGGGATGATATCATAGAGTTCAGCGTTATTTACATTATTCATTAGATGTCGATCCTTTCTCCTTATTTTTCTGTATTTTTCTTCAATAGCCATATTAGTTCTCCTTTCCAGTAATTAACTCAGAATATGGAAGGCTTTCTATCCACTTACAGAACTCCTTCCATTCGTCGAGCTTATGGTCCTTCCTAGAAATATAAATGCCAGCAAGAACCTCGTAATTCAGCATTACAGTTCTCTTCTGGTTATATGAGCTTGGAAGAAGCTGGATCATCTGCCACCAATATTTTTTATCTTTGGTTTGCAAATATAAATCCCGATAGGAATTCAAGCACTCAATGGTCGTTGCCAATGCTTGTATCGGGCTTATACGAATATGCTGTTCTTGAATTTCCATGCATGCTGAGTTTATAAGCTTTTCACAACTAAAATCCTCCATCATAAACTCCTTCTCATGAATCTTGTGCATCGTTGAGCATGAGTTTGCAACAGTACCAACCTTATAAGTATCAAATTCTTTCCCATTAATGGACTATCTTTTACTATTGTTTTGTGTGTTTATTTAAAATTGTTTTATGATATTACGATAACCGGCTTGCTCGTTTTTGTAACCTAATACATTCATAACGTAATTACCGTATGCATAAACATGACTTGCTGGTAAAGAAGATATTCCGGTTTCTGATAAATATTGTTTGCCATCAAGAATGACAACAGGACTTATAGAATTATAATACGAACCTTTATTATTCATATCTTCGATAGCGGAATATTTCTGTTCCTTTAATCTATTTACAAATTTTTCCGCATACTTATATTGTTTTGCAGATTTCTTGAATTTCCAGCCACATCTTTATATGTAACGCCGTCCTTTGTTAATTTAGCATACGGAGTATTCATTAAATTATCAAAACCAGGACGTAAAAGATTATCTATATCATTTTTGTTTTTCTTATAAAAGGTATCAAACTCCTCTATTAAGGTATCTTCACTAGCAGCCTTTATATCTTTCTTTGTTCTTAAATTATGCTCATAAATATTCCCATCGAATTTATCACGTTTTTGATACATCAAATCAATACTATAAGGACCTTTATAGATATACGAATCATGTTCGTTATTATAAATATAAGTCCACCATAATTTTTTCACACACAAATTCAAAACAATAGGACACCATTTCGGTTTTCATGGACTTCGTTTCCTAAAATCCAGCTACGTATCAATAGTAGCCCTACTCCCCCGCCCAGAAGGCATAGGGGATAGCCTCTACAGGTTCATTTCAAAAATAAAAAAGAATAGAACTTGCTATGTTCACATAGTCTCATTTTCCTATGATCCGATATCAGGTTTCTCACTTCTCTCAATTTGTATAAAATATACAAACCGCAAATTCATGTGTCATTTGTCTTCACAAGTCTATTTCTCATAATACGCTATGTATTTTTCGCGTATTATATTTTTGAAATGTTTCCCACGGGATTCCAATGGGTGGTTCCCCGTTAGCCACGCTTTAAATATAAAAGAGAAAAGACCCAGCGTTATTGCTGAGCCTCTCGCTCTATAATCCATTACAATGTTTAACAATTTTCGAATATTTCTCTTATCTTTCCATACGACAAATATCCATGATAACTACATATTTTACAAACGAAATTAACTCGTCTGTTAAATTCATCAGTATCATAATGATATTTTACCGCATTTAATGAATGTAAATAATTTTTAACTTCGTGTGATTGTAACATAATAATTCACTCCTTTCATAAAAGGAAGTGCGTATTTCGCGAATTTTAGATTTCAAAAAAATAAAAAAGAGAAAGAGACCATTAATTAGGCCTCTCTCAATTCTTTAAGTCTAGCTGTAAATATTTCCAATTCACGAATAGTTAATGCTTGAGGCATTTGTCGTGTATGTCCGAGCCAATCCTTTTCTCTCGATATTGTTTGTGAAAACAACATACAATATTGATCTTCATCATCCCATTCCAAGATTATTTCTTGATCTTCTTTTTTGTTCTCATAAACAACATAATTGCAAAGCATATCACTAACACGAATTTCATACCCCATATTTTCTATTTGTTTTTCGGTATTGGTCATAAATATCACCTTCCTTTCATAAAAGAGAAAAGACCCAGCGTTATTGCTGAGCCTTTCTAACTTTAATGAATCTAAGTATCTCTTTACAAGTTACTCTTTGTGCTTTTAAACATTCACATGTATAATTATCATCTTCTAATATTTTTATTTGGCTATTATATAGATCTAAATGATTTTGTACATATGCTTCAATTTCGTCAACTGTAAGTTTGTTTCTTCTAAATATCATACTTAATTCCTCCTTTCGTAAAGGAGCATGTTATTTACGCGTGACCCCTAGCGATAACTAGGAAAAGTGTTTCATTGGCAGAAAGAACTACCAATATAGAGGAGCAGTAATATCAACATATACCGTAATCATCCTACGATACTTCGCATGAACCGGTCCACCCGCTGCCAACCGCATCATCAAGTCATGATCATTTGGGCCAATGGTAAACTCTCCTCCAGACATATCGTGCCATGATTCGTATTTTCGTTCGCTATCACTCCTATCCCAAGAATTCATTGGATTTCGCATTCCACGAATAGCAGCCTCCCAACCCATAACTTCCGCGTTTTCAATTTTAATCATTTTTATTTCTCCTTTCTAAATGAACACTCTTTCGGATCAGAACACGTAGTACTTTTCTTAATACACCAATATTTAGAAATGGTTCTCTTTCCGAACTTATTCTTATTTCCGTAATATGGAGTGCAATATAAGCATCCTCGGCAAGCTTTTTTAGGTTTATTAGCCATTTTTATTCTCCTTTCAATATCATACGATTTTATCGTATTTTCTCATGCAAGTCCAAGAACAAAAATATAAAGTTTCTCGTCCTTTGCCACGCTTGTATACATGCTCCGACGGATAATATGCAAAAGTCTTTCCGCAAATTGGGCACTTTTTATCATATCTCCTTAGTACATAATCCATTTGTTTGTTCATAGTTTTGCTCCTTTCACTAAGTTTTATTTGAAAAATGCATTTCCATTAGATCTGCAATCATAAGATATTCTTTTCTGATTTTTCCAGATCTAGTTTTATTTACCTGTTTTCTAAACTCTTTTAAAGTTCCATAGAAACAACCGCAATTGACCTTTATAGATCCGTCGGAACACTTAAAGAAAGTAGTATTTCTAAAGTTAGTTCCAAATCCTTTGATTGTTGCATAATCAGCATCTCCAGAAATCTCAGCATTTCCAGAAATCTCAGCATTTCCAAAAACCCAAGCGTTTCCAAAAACTCTAGCATCTCCATAAACTATAGCATTTCCAGAAACCTTAGCATCACCATAAACCCTAGCATTTCCATAAACCCAAGAATAACCATAAACCCTAGCATCACCATAAACCCAAGAATCACCAGAAATCTCAGCATCTCCAGAAATCTTAGCATCTCCAGAAATCTTAGCATCACCATAAACCCCAGAATCTCCATAAACACTAGCATTTCCAGAAATCTCAGCATTTCCAGAAATCTCAGCATTTCCAAAAACCCAAGAATCACCAGAAATCTCAGCATTTCCAGAAACCTTAGCATTTCCAGAAACCCAAGAATCTCCAGAAATCTCAGCATCTCCAAAAATCTCAGCATCACCATAAACTCTAGCATCACCATAAACTCTAGCATCTCCAGAAACCTTAGCATTTCCATAAACACTAGCATTTTCAGAAACCCAAGCATTTCCTTCATGACTCAAATTATTTTCGTTTTCGATCCATCCGCCGAGTTCTCCGGATTTTACATTTCCGAATGTTTTACAAGCTATGATTCTATGCAAAATATTGCCATCCTGCATCGTTTTAGTTTCTCCCGTGAATTCATATTTTTTGCTCATGTAAATTCTCCTTTCAAAAATAAAAGAATAAGGTGCCATGTTTCAGACACCTTAAACTTTAAAACTTTAGAACTTCTATGTATTCTTTGTAAGCATCCATAATATCATCGATACTTGAGTGTGGTAGAGATTGATCATACTTACAAATTTCCATAAATCTTCTTTTTTCAACTTTTTTTCTCAAAGAGTTGATATAAGAAGCTTTATCGTCATACTGGTAAGTTCTCTCAATCTTACGAACCAAACCATGTTTTCGATCGTAATATTCAACAGTCACTTTTTTCGTATACATAATAAATCCTCCTTTATATGTTTTCATAAAGGAACATGTTATTCTCGCGAATTACATTTTATTGACCAACGAACTTTCTATCTTCCGAATTTATAAATAATCCTCTACAATAGATATGTATGACTTCTGTTTATACTTAGGATCACTTCGCAAAGCATTGGATAAAACTTTTGCATAAATATACCTTTTAATCATTGCAGTGATCTTAAATCTGGTCTTTAACAAATATGTGTAATCACTATAAACACCAGATAGATTAGCAACAACCAAATATAAACAATAATACCTTTTTCTTATTCTTTTCAAATAGGCCTCCACTAAACAACTCGTCCAAATTCAGCACCTGGACCGTTCATGTAATCACGAATATGCTCAACCATATTTAATGCGGTTTCACTATCATCGTAGAATATAATTACTCTACGAATTTCGCTGAAATCTAATATGATTCCTTTGCTGCTGTAATCAGAGTCTAAGACTTGATTTCGTATGATCTCGGCTAATCTCCATTTATTTTCCGAATCCTTACTTTTGATAACAATTTCATTCATTGTCATTCTCCTTTGTTTAACAAAAATAATAGGAGACCTTGTTTAAGATCTCCTAAATTTGGAATCGATTCATTTTATTTATTTTGTAAAAAGAATGTTGTATCGATCTCTTCTTGTTTCATTGAATTTAAAAACTCTCTAGCTTCATCCGACATAGTTCCATCTTTTAACCATTCGGCTTTGTTGATTTTGCTTTTTCCAATCCAAATTTCTTTCTTAGAATCCAAGCCAAGCGCTTTTAATTGACGCTTAGTCCCGAAGTCATAAGCTAAACAACCGATTAGTATTGCTCCACCAGTAGCAGCACCCATGATAAAAATGTTCTTATGTTTCTTTACAAAGTTTTTAGTTTTTTCAACGAATTTCATAGATTCGTCCTCCTTTAAAATATAATTCTGAATCAGTATGATTCCATAAAGGAACATGTGTTTTACGCGAATTCATCAATCATTTGCAAATTTATCATACCATCTTCTTTCATTAAACTTCTTTTTGTTTGATAATGCTTTACTGATGGCCAAGTCAATTCCACTTCTAGATTTAATATGGTAATAATATAAATCCCTGAACGGAGTATTGAGACGGTCAATACGCCCGGAGGCTTGCGCCATAACCTTATAGGAATAGTTTTGAGAGTAGAAGACAATAGTGTCTGTTTTGATGCAATTCCATCCTTCGCATCCGGCAGTATATTGCACAAGATATACCCATTGTTTAGAAGTTGGTATAGGATTATGAGCATGTCCATTCCACTCCGCAACATCAACGTTTTCTCCATAATACAATCCTTTTAAAATATCAAGCTCGTAATCAAAGTTATAGAAAACAATCATTCTAGGATGTTTTTCAAATAACTCAAGCAAAGCAATTTGTCTAGACTCATCGCTGTTTACAATTCTTCTTAAAACATAGCATAGATCCGATGCTTGTCGTATTGGTTCATCTTTAAACGGATTCCATCTAGTTCTGATGGCATCCTTGTACTTCGAAATATCATACCTGACATACACATCTTCATGATGTGCTATAGTATTTCTGGTAAAATCCATATCGACTAATATCTTATTACGTAGACGAATGAGTCTTCCTGTATTAATATATCTGTCGATTTTAGGGAATTTTGTATATCTACAAAAGATAACGTGTTCCCTAAGGAATTCCGTTTTGTTTTTGTAAAATCCGTTCGCAATAAACACAGGAATATATTGTTCCCATGTGTCTCCTGGGGTTGCTGATAATATAATCCAATCATTAGATTTTGCTATCTTAAGAAAAGATTTAACCCAAACACCTTTGCCTGTGACCCTATCCTCGTCAAATATAAAGAATGAATTCTTAATATCAGCATACTTCTTAATATTATTCCAACTATCGATTACAACAGTATGATTATGGTAAATGGCTTCGTCCTTATTAGTAGTCAATAAGAAATTAGCCAATTCGCCTTCCCATTCTAAGCTATCTCTTTTCATAGCAGTCGTGATGATATAAAGATCTTTAGGATTCTTCATCTCTATATATTTAGAATCAATAGATCCACCTTGTTCTTTGAAATAATAGTAAAGGCCAGTCCTAGATTTACCAGAACCGACCCCGCCATTAAGTATGCAGCCGTTTTTCATTTGATCAACAGCCTTTTTTTGATAGCTATATAAAAAATCTTTACTCATCACTGATATCACTGTAACCTAAATAATATGAACATTTTAAAGGTTGGACTGTAATCCAATCTTTATCATTAATAATCTTTAGAACATTAAATTGTTCAAGATCTTTCTGTGCACCTTCAAAAAGATGTTTTTTCCCGCATACGCTTTTATGTATGCAATAATCACATGCTAAAACTAATTGCTTGCTCATAAAATATAAACCTCATTTCCAATATTTTTTGTTTTTGTGTTTTCTCATACGTTGTTTGGCTTCGTAATAGTAATCTGTGTATGAAGACTCTTTTCGCCTTTTTTTGCTGTGAGTTTCCTGATTCTCTTTCATAGCCAAATATCCTTCACAGGTCGTATGACAATTTGGTTCTATAGACCGGTTAGGGCAATCTTTACAATTGAATCCCTCCGGCCATATACAAGTAGAAGAATTATACATCTTGTTCACCTGCTTTACTCATTTTTTCTCCTTTCTCATCCCAGCAATAGTCATTGAATATGCCTTTACAAAAAGTAATATTTGTTGGCATTACTTCGATAACTTTACCGTCTTCAAGCTCTACAATTCCTGTAGGATATGCGATAACTCCTCCAGGGTGTCCTCCAACCATTAGTGATGGCTCGATAACATTGCTAAAATGGCTCCAGCAATGAAATAAAGCTTTTTCTTTATTACCTTTTCCAATATTAATATAGCAAGGTCTTAATCTGGTTTCTATTTGCATTTGTATTCCTGTCATACTATTCTCCTTTCAAATATCAGGAAAATATCTGGGTATGCATTGTTTACAATAATTCTATTAAATCTAATTGCATATCGTTCATTTTCCTTTCATTTTGGCTGTTTCCTCTTATCTCCCTAGTTCACGACCTAGTTTGAACCTTGCTGGACATTTAACCGAACATGTATAAAGTCGGCACCATAAAAAAGAAGAGCCCAAGTTATTAAACTTGAGCCCTCAATTTTTTGTTAATAGTTTTTAAATAGCGAGTACATCTTCCATCTCCATGACCTCTCCACATAGATCGGAAAGTTTAGAATTTAAATCGTTCAACAAATCATAAGCTAATTTCTTTTTAGCTTCAGATTCGTGCCAATTTAATTTGATCTCCTTTGATAACTTACCGATCTCAACAAGATCTTTTGAAGTGACCTTCATATAATCGCCTCCTTTCATAATACACGATGTAAATATCGCGAATTATTCCTCAGGATATTCTTCCTCGGCATAGATTGCCGCAAAACGGTCGATTTCCTGAACCACCTGAATGTTTTGTAAATATGCAGTTCTACCTGTTTTGCCATTTACTTCCCAATCATAAGGTCTAATGTCCAGATCAACTCTGGAAATATCAATGTCATCAAGGCATGCAATTGCGTCATCTCTTAGACGATTCTTGTTTTTACCGGTAACCAAATATACATGAGGGCCTCTATCATTAAACTTAACCTTAACGGGTAAGTACATAAATGGCTCGTCATCTTCATCACGAGGTGGCTTGATCTTAACATTCCAGCCTCTATCAATAAGCTCATTAGCTATTTTTTGATCAGGGATAACAACGGCAAAGTTTCTATCGCCTTCGCGATTATACTTGTCGCCTCTGCCTGCAAAGTTTCTGTAGATGATCTTAGCATCATCAATCTGTAAAATTTCTCTAGGTGCATAAGTTAGTTCCATAATTTTTAATCTCCTTTAAATATAATTTTTATCTTTTATCAAATGTGTCATCAGGAAGAACCATTCTAGGATCGACTTCCCAAGGTGGAATATCATTAGAATCAGATTCCTGAATCTTAGTTGAGCCATTAACAAACCAATCAAAATCGCCATACTTCGAAATATCAGTAACTGCATCATGAACTAAAGCTTCGTAATAAGTTCTATCAATGGAATCTTCTTTTTCTAGAACCTTAACGGTTTCCGCTTCTAACCAACGGTAACCCTTTGTTCCGGCAGCTGCATAATACTTGCCATCATTAACACGATATAGAATGCCGCCATTATGTTCAGGCTTAATTGGACAGAAACTACCAACTCGTCCGACGAAAATATAATTGTGTTCGTCTTCTGGAAGTTTTTCGTTCATATCCAAATATAAATCACCTTTTGATACTGACTTTGTTTCACACATGTCTTTGAATTCAATTGGTTCATGTGAAAATAGAGTTTTGAATACATATGGCACTTGGAATTGAGTACCTGTAGCGGTCCATTCACCATTATCGTATTTGGCAATATATACAGCATCGTTGACTAGGCACATTCTGTCATAAGTGGCTTCATGCTCGAAATTATAACCATACATTTTGCCATAATCCATGACAAACTGAATGATTTCGGGTGTGGCATCAGGAATTTTAATTGAATCCGTTTTAATGTGTGCCACTGTAAATCCTCTTTTTTGAACCTCATGTTTAAGGTTTACCATGAACAAAGCTCCACGTTTTGCAACTATATTGTCCTTATTTCGAATATCCCTAAAAGGATTATCGAATCGCGCTGAGGTTAATCCATAAACTGAATTTATGGCAATCTTTAGCGCTTGAGCTAGATCTGCTGCAGATTCTTCATTGGTTAGATACTTCGCCAAAGCACCATTAAGCATGGTTCTTGCTTTTTCAAAGTCTTTATGCTTAATGGCAATACGGGCATTCAAAATATCTTGAAATCTATCAGTGTAATCACCGAATAGTCTCTCTGCTACAATACTGCTAGGGTGCATACTAGCAATATCAAGTAAGGCAATATTTTTGTACATGCCTGGTTCGGCATATACATAACCTCCTTCGCCGATTTCCTCACCGCGATATGTTGATTTTCCGGCTTCATATTTATAACCCGGAAATAAAGGACGATTTTCTTCATCAAATATTGTAAAATCATCAAATTCATCATTAGGATATAAATCCATATCCTTTGTTATTATGAATTTTTGATGAGGTATAGACATGTCACCCATGTCTCTATAGTTAAATGAAGATTGAGGTTTCTTATTCTTACCAAATATAATTCTAGTTGTAAGACTGTTAGTTGTATCGTTAACAGTCATTCCTGCCACATCAGCTAGAACTTCTCTAGCAACAAAGTCTGACTGTCTAGTATCGAATACGGCTTCAGTAGCAATAACATCATTATCGCAATATTCTGCCACCTTAATCCACATATCTTCTGGAACAGGTTGATCCCAAGGCAATCCTAATTCTTTATGATGAATACCTAGTTCGATTTCCCATTTTTTAAGGGATTGCTTTTTCGCACAAAAGTCATAAACATCCGTATAGGATAGATTGTAAGCTTCGCCAAAGAATGCATTACGATCACCAGATATAATCTTTTGTGATAGATTATATAGCTGTTCATTTGTATAACCCATTAAACGAGCATACAAAATATGATTATCGTATCTACGACAATTGAAACCTATAAGTCTGAACTTTAATAGGTCTTCAATTTCTTCTGAAGAAGGATTAATCATTCTCACAACAGGTTTTCCTTTGCCGGCTGCTTTCCAGTTGACTAAGAATAGATTAGGAAAGACTTCAATATCATAGAATACTAAAGTCTTGTCTTCATCCTTAACTTTGGACTGTTCTTCTGATTTAAATTTCATCTTGCCAACAAGCCTCAAACAATAATCGGCTTTATGTGTACTGCCAGCGGCAAAAGCAATTACTGCATTTTTCATATCGGATACATCATATTTAAGTCCTTGATTGTAAGCATCTTCTAATATCTTATAAATGAAGTCGATGCTTGGTTTTGTCCCAGGATGGTATTCCTTATTGAGGTTTCGCTTGATTAAAGTACGAATACCTTTTTCGGTTTTAACAGCCTCCCTGTTTATCATTTTGGTATCTCCTTTCAAAGGTAATCCAGACGTAATAGTAGTTATTGACAAGTCATTGCATTTAGTTAATCTTCTTCTAAGAGAAGATTTACCTTTGAATACTTTAACTTCAATGTTCTCATCATACACACTACTTAATTTCGTTGGATCTCCACTATAAATATAATGAAGATGAATTCCTGCTCCAGACTTACTTAGTTCAGCATAAGTAGCAGGCCATTTACTAGCCGCTTCTAAGTTTCGTTCAAAACTCTTTTTACCATCTGGTCCTTTAATATCAAAGTCAATGACAATATGATTCAAAGGCACTTTAACGAAGTGAAGTTTTGATGTGTTGATGTCTGAAAGTTTAGTTGTTACTTTATCCCAAGGTTGGTTCGGAATTTCATTCGGAGTTGAATATTGAGCAATGCAATCCGCACAATAAGTATCAAATATAGATGGCTGTTCTTTGAAACTGATAAGATTTACTTTGTTTTTATCATTTTTGCCCTCCGGATTTTTTTCATCTTCAAATTTATCGGTTCTAAAACCAACATAATAACTTCGTACTCTGGAACCATCTTCGGATATAAATCTTTCTTTGAAATCCCAGAAGTAGTTTTTTAGTTCCTCTTTAAAACTCCTTTTCGAGAATGGATATGGAACTCTAGCCTCTTCACAATATGTGTTATACAAAGCCCATGCTTGCTTTAGAGTAGTTCCATTTTCCTTCTTGAATATATGGTATGAATCTATAATAAAGTTATAGAAATCGTTCGAAGCTCCCATCATTGAAATAGGAATATAATCGTCGTACTTAGCTGGATCGCTCAAATATACTTCTTTGCAATGGTTGGCAATAAACCCCAGCTCAAATGGCACCTGCTTTATAGCAGTGTTGTATTCTCGAAAACTAAGTTTATTACCAGATGGAGTAACATCAATTAATCTTCGAAGTAAACCAGATTTACCGTCTGTAATTTTTACAGGTTTATTAGTGCCCATAAAAAGAAAGCACTTAAACCTATTGGAATAAGTGCTCTTAAATTTCTCATTAACCGTCATAAGTTCGTGAGAAACCAAACTATTAAGCCTAGTATTATCTTCGATTCTTGATAAGTCACCGTCATGTTGAATGCCTACTAAAGGATTATTTTTAAATGCTTCCAATGCAAAGGCATTGGTAGATGATCCTAAAGCTTTGGCGTCGAATACCGAATAATATCCTTCAAATAATTGTTGGATAATATTCAATATTGTTGATTTACCTGTACCAGCAGCTCCGTAAAGAACCATGAATTTTTGTATAGTTTTACTATCTCCAGTAACAATAGAACCTATAGCCCATTCTATTTTATGACGTTCTTCTGGAGAATATAAAGTAGACATTATCTTTTCATATGCGGGGAAGTCGCCCGATTCAAGAGGATAGCTTAATCTTTTACTAGCGTAGTCTTTTTTAGTGGTCTTAGTATTAGAGAATATAAGTTTTTCATCAAGCATGACATAATTGTCTCTCATTTGCTTTTGACAATATTTATGCCATCGGTCAATCATGCCTGATTCTGCATCCCACATATAAAGAGTCTTTACAAGTCCATCGAATTTACTTTTGTTTTCTTCAGTGTATTTTTTTAATTCGTGGTCTATAAGTTGTAAAGCATCTTGTTCTCTAGTGGACCATAAACCTAATTCGTCTATCCAAACTGCATAAAAATCACCACCTCTAATCATTAGATCAGAAGTTTCTTTAATAATGAATTTAGGATAGATTTCTATAATTCCACGTTTCGGACTACGTGTGGAAATCATTAAAAAATCAATCATTCATCTTACGTTCCCCTTTCAATCAAAGTTGTCTAGGTACCAGTTCATTTGACACCATATTTCAACTTTACGTAAGTCATATTTACAATTCCTAACAGTGAACAAACCGCCTTTTCCATTTCGTTCGTACTTTCTATTAAGAAATCTGTCGATAGTTTTTTCAACATACTCTCTGTCGAAATTATAATCAATTTGAGATCCAAGTCCCAAACTAACTATCATGTTCCAAAACCATTGTGCGGTACGATTACCTAAACGGGTGTCAGACATGAAATCTTCTTCGCATCTTATTGCCAAAGCAACCATTATTTCTAGCACACTACATGGACCATTTAAATAATGCAAATCATCCATGTGGTCATGAAGAAGACAGTATCTATAACGTAGATTTAAACCATCTTCTTCACGATTTACATCATTTTTAATAATATATGTGAATTCAATATCATGTAAGCACATTAGAAGTTTTCTAAAAGATACTTCTTCATGAAATCTATTTTCACATACTTTACTACAAATCCATTCAAAGTAATCGTTAGCAATCCAATCAGCGAAATTGCTATCAAGAATCATAATGTATCCTCATATTTACGAACATCTAATAAGATTTCGTAATCAATTTTAAGTTTGTCATTCCTTACGAATACACTATCATCTTCGTACTCTCCGAAATGTTTTAGTGATTCTAAACCTACAATCTCATCGATATCGTCGATCTTATTGTTGCATTCGTCGGTAAGAACACCGTCTGCATAATAAGTCAAACTTGATGTGTCATAGTCCATCATATCGAATTCGTCAGGAGGAATAACATAAGGTCTGCTTTCCATTTTATCATCCACCTCTTTCTTTGTATCTGTTGTGTAACCATTATCGATGATTATATCAGAGTATTCTTCATTAGATGAGTCTTCGTCGTCTGATTCAGATTCGTCAGTTTCTTCTCCAGATATAATCTCATACTGGTCTTCTCTATTAAGCAAATAGTAGGTTATACCTGAACCTACTGCTGCACCTGCTAAAAATATAAATAGGTTAGTTAGTACTTTGTTCATAAGAACTCCTTTCATCTTCTTTAATGGTAAATACGGTTAATGCAAGTCCTCCGAATAGAAATGATACGCTAATTAGCACACCGCCGACAACATGACGTTTTCTTTTAGCATCCAAATAATTCATTTCGTTTGGCATTATTAAATTCTTTACGATCATATACACTTTTAGGATATAGCAATATAGTATCTCCGATTTTAATACCTTCTAAGCCTCCTAATAGGAACAAAGTTTTTATGCTTTCAGTTCCTACATTCAATTCCTTTGCGGCCTGGGTAATGGTTAAGAAACCGATTAATTCACCTGTTTCTGAAATAACCGGTTTATCTTCTAGATGGTTCTCTAAAATATAAATGACAAGATCTCTACCAGTCATAGAATCATCTCCTCAATTATTCATATACTCTGTTAAGAATTTCACCATCAACATTAAAGTCTAGCAAGATGCTACGTTCGTCACCGTTAACAAATGCTCTAACTGCTGGAGATTCACCACGATAAATACCAAAGTCAACGAAGTTATCACCAGTTGGATTTTTCTCGTCATAATACCAGCCAACTACTTGACCAGCTTTAGTTCTGTTAAAGCCAAGCATGTCATAAACTTCATTCAGGAACAGATATCCTCTGGTTTGTAGAATATCATTCGCGTAATTCTGTTGCATCTTAAGGAATGCCAGATTGTGTTCGGAATCTTTTTCCCATCCAATGTTACCATCGTCAAAGATTCGAGCGAAGTCGCTTACTTGGTTAGGATCAATAACATTCACAGTATTCTTAACAGTAGTTTCATTGCCGTTTTCATCAACAACAGTTTCTTCTACTTCTTTTGCTTTAACATCATAACGTAATTCACGATCTAGATCTTTACCGAAACGATCCACAACACGATCTCTATAAGCTTTAAAGCTATTAGAAACGGTTGTGTAAGCAGCTGCTAACGCTAGATTTCTCTTGCGAAGGATGTTATGACCAACAAGAATGCTAGTGATTGATAGAATACCAACGGCTAAAGAAGGACCATAAAGTTTAGCAAACTTAACGCCTGTCTGAACATAAACCATAGTTGTGTCTTTCTTAAGATCGTTTTCATCATAAGAAATGTTTTCATTTTCTTCCGCCATTTCATTTACTTTATGAATCTGATCCATAGATTCATGCATTTCTTCCAAAATATCAGAAGCCTTAGTAGTTGCTTTACAAGCCATTACACCTGCTGCAACTGTGCCAACAACACCAGAAATAACCAAGATTTCTGGACTATGCTTTTTTAGCTGTAGTTTAGCTTTACCAAAAGCTCTAGTTACATTTTTTGTGATTTTTAATTTTTTCATGATAATTTATTCTCCTTTTTAGTAGTTTTTTCAACATGTTCGATAAGATGGTTCAAGTACCATTGAGCTTTCTTTAAATCCTCGACTCCATTCTTACCTTTCCAACGGCAAATATACTTAATGATATTGCCTGTGTCTGTAGCTTCAATACCCTTAAGGGCATCAGTAAAAGCCTCGATAACATCGATAGTTTCGAGACCTGTCTTGGAAATATAATGGCTAGGATGGTTAACCATATCCTGCTTTTCAATCTTCATATTGCTCTCCTTTATTTAATAGGCTTGGCTTTAGGCATTCTAAGAGCATAATCGCCGTCCCTAGTTCTTACTGCATCTGCTGTACGAATATCATCCCAACCGTATTTGTTGTCGGTATAATCGCCAGTAATGCCAACCAAATCGTAAAGATCAGCAACTCTTACTACACCGTACTGATCAATGATTTGTTCCATTCCTTGAATGACATCATCAACATCTCGTTTAGTTTCAAAGATGATATCATCGATAGAATATCTTACTCTTGATGTTGTTCTGCTTCTATCGTCTCTTCGATTATCCGCAAAACGATCGTAGGAAACATAATTGGTAGCCGTCTTCTTTTTACCTCTTGTTTCACCGTAAAGAATCATATCGATACCGTTCGTAACGATATCAGATATAGCTTTCTTAAGTGATGGAATAAGTACGTCCATGATGACATAAGACTTTACATTCTTAACATCTTCGGAAATAAAGTTATCAGCTAACTTATTAATTCCTTTTTTCTTTTTTACTTTAACTTTGCCTTTGACAGCTTTTTGTATTTTCTGTCTTTCGGCATTCTGTTCTTCTCTATACTTGTGAGAATTTGGTTTGTATTCTGCCATTTTTTGTCACTCCTAATCTTTAACTAATACAACCTCACCAGGCAAATATATTTTTGCAGTCGGAGACAGATTAATTAAGGATTTATATTGATACATAAAATTAGACCTAGCTTTTGCTTTAGATGGAGCAATAGTATTTGCCGACCACCTAGAAGAAAGGCAAGTTCCATAACGCATTACAGGTCCTTCATAATGATACACATGATTATCCATTTTCATCTCCTGTCAAAAACAAAAGAGAGAATACCTTGTTACAGGTATTCCCCCTCCTTGAACATTTGTTTCGATTATTCTTCTGAATCGTGTTCGGTAGAATCATCTGCGACTGTAGTTTCGACATAACAGTCATCCGAATTATCTTTAGTTTTTGATCCAAGAATAAATCCAAGAACGCCAATACCGATTCCAGCTGCGATAACGCCAGCTTTCTTTCCGTACTTGACAAACTTGTCTTTAGCCTTAGTGACCAAAGCCTTAGAATCATTTTCAGTTTTCACTGTTTCTTCCTCGTCTACAATCTCAACAATTTTTTCTTCTTCCATTTTTGTACCTCCAGTAAATATAATTTTCGAACAATTAATGTTCTTCATAATACAAGTTGTAAAATGCGCGAATTAGTTCATTCTGTAATAGTTATAGTTTGGCGCCACATCGAAATCCAGTACCAAGCATGGCTTTCCTTCATCTGTCAATTGGCTGGAAAAATAGACTTTAACCAAATCGCCATCAGTATTCCATCCCATACTATCGCCAAGTTTAGTATGATCCAGATTCAACTCGTCGTAAAAGTCATTCAGACTTACGCACCAGTCGTCCAGCATTGTTTTATTAATGGCATTAACAGCATCATCAATTTTAGCTTTACTAGATGTAAAATATCGTCCAGAGAAAGCATCGTAGCAAAGCACATCGCCATTGCCAGTAACAATAACTTCGTTATGGCTCTTAGGATTTTCTTTCATATGTTCCTCTGCCACTTTATCTTTGATAACTTGCTCTTTTTTCTCTCCGATAGTTTCTACTACTTTTTCTTTATAAGTAGTTAGAGCCTTTTCGGAAAGCTGATAAGCAGTTGCTAGCGCAGCATTTCGTTTTAAGTTAACGGAGCTCGCACCAATCAAACAAGCAGCAGATAGCGTACAAGTAACAGCTGCTGGAATATAACATTTCCAGCTAGTTTTTACGATTTCTACCGCTGGCAATTTTTCAGTTTCGAGTTCGTTTTTTCTTTCATCAAGCAAACGAACAGCTTTTGGCGTTTCTTTAACAGCCAATATTGTGGTCGTAATCATACCGGCAATACCTATGCCAGTAAGGATTTCAGGGCTGTGTTTTTTTAATGTACGGCGCATGCTTTTAACAATGCTTGATAAATTCATTTTACTCATTTTTAATTTCTCCTTTCATAATGAGCAAAAATAAAAGAGGATCTGTTGATCCCCTCCTATTCTTTGGTTTTTAAGTTTTTAAGAACTTCATCTGTGATTTCGCTTTTTAAAACTTTTTTGTCGTTGTTTTCTTTCACTCCGGCTAGTATTGTTGATACTAGCCCAAGAGCGATAGTCCCAATACCTAAAAGTTTACTTGCATCTAGTTTAATGTTCATAAGAACTTCCTCCTTTCATAATATGCTATGCAATATTCGCGAAAAGTAAGAGGACCGGTTTGGTCCCCTGACTCGTTAAGATAATGCTTTACCAACTAGAAAACATCCTATAGCTATCAATATTAGGCCAACAATGAGCATAGCTAATCAATCCTCCTTTCGGTAATAACCAATATCTTCATAATACAAGTTGTAAAATGCGCGAATTAAATATCTCTCCTATCGAAACAAGTTTCCCATTTTTCTTTTTTAATAGGCTTCATTTTTAAAGCCCACATTATTTGTCGTACTGTTACTGTTGGAGACTGACGTTTCAAAAATCTTTTTACTGATCTCATCGGTCTCGTCTCCTTTAAGAGTTTATTAGCAAAAGAAAAGAGGCTATGAGTTTACATAACCTCTAATCTTGAACCTTTTTGTTTAATGTTTTGTAAAAGATTTTACAATCCCATTAATAAAACTCCTACCTGCCGAAGTCGTTATGGTTCCGGTTTCTTCAAACTTCAAACTCTTTAGAGTGCCCCAAACAGTCAAAGCTATACCAGAAATGATACTAGTACCAGTTAAGACATTAGCTATCATTTTATTTCGATGCTCGTCCTTCTGTTTCTTAAGTTCAAGTTGAGTCTCTAATTCACGAGTCTCTTCTTTGTCCTTAATATCAGCTTCGAGCTTTGACATTTCGATAGATCTGTCGATCAGTTTACTAATACCATCGATAGATACTTTGTACTCATCTGAGCCCACCTGAGTTTTTTCAAGTTCTTTGAACTCGGATTCAATTTCAGCGTTTAATAGTGTCTTTATACTCATGATAAAAACCTCCTTTAAAATATTAAAAACCTTTCGGTTCCATAATAGCAAATGTTATTCATGCGAAATATGAATAATTTTAAGCGCAACTTTCTTTTTATTCTTTTTCGAAATTTCTTTGGAATTTAACTTTAATCGACAAACGTCGCCATTGTGATTGATATCCAATTCTCCAAATGTTTTATGTGAAAAATGTAATATGGTAGTAATTATAGTGCCTATAATTGCGCCTATTAAAAATAAAAGAAAGAGTCTAAGTATTTAAACTTAAACCCTTTCAGTTTCAATAATTAGTAATTGATTTTATTTTCAATTTTATTTTTTAAAATTCGGTCCCATACAACTTCGCCGAATTTATAGCCTATGGCTACCGAAACAGCGCTAGCTGTTAAAACCAAACAATTTTTAATAAAATTCATAGTAAACCTCCTTTCTAATTATTCCATAAAGGAACATGTTATTTTAGCGAAAAGAAAGAGACCTTGTTTAAGGTCTCAGTCTAATTATTAATCCTCCTATCTTAACCACATAATGTTATTCGGTTTGATGATCATTTCAAAACCATTATTGTTTAATTCAGCTAATATGTCATCCCATATTTCTTTTTTTGTAAAGAACTTAATCATGTATGTTGATGAATCATTTAATCGTTTTATGGATAAATTATATAGTTCATCCATTGACGAATCGTTGATAATGTCAACTACCTGTAATACGTTCTTCTCGTCCAAGTTAAATACGTGAGCATCGTTGAATAATTTCATTGATCTCATCCTCCTTTATTTTTTATGTATTAAGAACAAAAGTCTTCATAATATAAGTTGTAATTTACGCGACAAAAAGAAAGAGCCCTTGTCAAAGAGCTCAAATTCTTATTTGTTTTTCTTTTAGAACAATTTTTTACATATGAAAACAATTATTATTATTGCTACTATTATATCGCAAAATACAAACATGAATAATATTGTTCCTGATGAGAATAATACTATTATAGTTGTAATGATTATTAATAGTGCTATTAATAATATAGTAAAAGTAATCATATTATAATTCATCTCCTTTCATAATATACCGTGTAAAATAAACGAAAAAGAAAGAGACCTTGTTTAAGGCCTCAATCATTATTTGGCTATTATTAATTTTAATGTGTTAATTGTTTCATCATCATTTTTTCCTATTAAGTTAACACTATAATGGCGGAAGAATAAAAATACATCTTCTTTTTTTCCTTCCCATTCGAAATTTATATACTGTGAGCTCGCTTCAAAATCAATTAATTTTAATTTATAAGCTTTACCCCAGCATATAACATCATCTATAAAGGTTAGAAGTTTGTGATTTATATCATCAACTCCATTATCTAGTGCTATTGCATGGTTAAAAACGATATTTTTATTCCAATCAATGTTCATAAATATAATCGCCTCCTTTCATAATATTATATGTTTTTAAAGCGTACAAAAGCAAAAGAAAGAGACCTTGTTTAAGGCCTCAATCTTTTGAAAAATCATCAATTAGTTTATGTACCATGATGAATGTTATTGTAATAGCAACGATTCCTAATATTACCAATAGTACCAAAGTTGTTGTATGTTCGACCTGATTTTCTACATTACAATAGTAAATAAGGTCGTACAAATTCATGTCTTTGGTGTTATGAATATCGGTAATCATTTTAGTAATCCAGTTACAAAAGTTATAAAATAATTCACTCATTATAGATACCTCCATTAAAAGTTATTTAAAAATGATTCTTTTCATAATATAAGTTGTAAAATACGCGAGCAAAAAGAAAGAGCCCTTGTTAAAGAGCTCGATCTTTTGAATTAATCATCTTTTTCGTCATTTACTATAAGATTCTTTTTTTCAAATTCTTTGTGATCTTTAATGGACTTAATAGCAATCGGCGCGATTAATAATCCAAAACCAATGGTTGTAAACATTAAGCTTCCGAACCAATGATCTTTATAAAATTTTCCGCAATGTTTGCATAAAGCCTTATAATCTTTAAAGTATTTTTTCATAATAGAAACCTCCTTTAAAATATTGAAAAAATGATTCTTTTCATAATATAAGTTGTAAAATACGCGAACAAAAAGAAAAGAGCGTGCAGTATGTGTTCCCTCTCCTTGTGAAGCATATAAGTTGTAAAATATGCGACAAAAAAAAGAAAGAGCCCTTGTTAAAGAGCTCGATCTTTTTATTTCAGATTAAGCATCAATTTGTTCAACCGTCTCCTATGCCAAATAAATCGTTTATTCAGCTCATAAGTATACTTATATTTTTTCATAATTTTCTTACAAGCTGTTAAATGATAGGCATATCTTATTTTATTAAACATAAATGTCACTCCTCTCTTTTCATAAAGAGGCATGTTTTTTTAGCGAATATCATTTAATAAAAGATCAACAAGAATAGAACGTGATATAAAAATCGGTATAAAAAATAAAAGAGGAAGTAATCGAAACGACTACCTCCTCTTAAAATGGTTTTCCGAAATTTCACTCCGGGGATTTTTTAGATTTTAAATCTAAATATCCTTTGATGAATTATCAGTTTTGTTATACTTCCTTGAACTTAAACCTAGAATAACGCCCAAGAAAGTGTCAATGGCGGTAATGGAACCTACGATCTGTTCGCCGTATGAAAGGCCCCAAATACCTGCCAATGCAAAATATAAAGTACCAATAGCTGGTAATAGATATTGTGCAATCCATTTAAGAATATCATAAACTTTATTATTCATTTTCATAAATAAACATCTCCTTTTAATCAACAAAGAAAGTTGCAGATATAGCAAGCCATGAATTGGTAGAAACACTTGTTGGATAAGCGTCAGTTGTACTTGTGCTATTTCTATATCTACTTATGGTTACTGCTCCGTTACTTTCTATCTGAAGCATAAATATGCAACGAGCTGAACCTTGGCATAAGAAAGATCTAGTATAAGATGGTCGATATGCTTCTGGTAACGTGAACAGAGTTACAGCTCCTCCATTTGCTAATGTGGTAGTTGCTTTAGGACTTACTGTTCCGGCAATATCAACCACGCTACCTATTTTTCTATACTTGACTGCGTTTGTAGAGTCCGAGCCATAATTAGTCATGGTTGATACAAGTGTTGGTGTTATCCATCCAGAGTCATATTGAGTTCCGTTTATTCTCAAGTTACCGGAATAGGCAATACTAATATCGGATTGCGAAGTAATGCCAACACTGTTACCATATAAGCCAGTGTTTCCTTCTTTTGCCGTATAGCTGCCATAACCTATAACACAACTGTTATTAGTATTGCATGGTTGGAAATTATTACGTAATTGACCCGATGTGTTTTTACCTTGGAAACTACTACCATTCGGAACTATAAAACTTGTATTAGCTACGACATCGCCCTTTGATGTAAGGTTAATATCTTTTCCGTAAATATTGGTGGAACCTATATTATTTAAATATCCGCCATAACCAAAAGTCGTATCGCCAGCTTCGTTTAAACCGTCAACTATTCCTATCCACTCACCGTCATTAAACGATTTATTTTTGGCATATATAGCACCATCTTTAAACATGACAGCTCTGTCGCAGTTATTGTTAACACTTACACCTCCGCCTTCCATGTTAAAATATAAATGGCTTGGTGTAACATTATCGGACTTGGCAGATATTTCGTTATAGTCCATTTCCAGATGTTCACTGTCTTTATAGCCAATTCCAAAAGGAGGAATTCCTTCTGTAAAACCGTTTATATCTCCGGAATTGTTAATCCATAATCCGCCGTTTAAAGTTACAGATATAGCAGAATAGCTGTCGAGATATGTGCAATATAATTGTCTAGAACCATATTCTTCAAAAGTAATAACTACATAGTTTCTACGATAAGGCCTAAAAGTTAGTTTAATAGCATTCCATGTATATCGGCTGCCACCGCCAGCAGGAGTTGTCAAATCAATAACAATGTAGTCATTTTTATATTGATCCGGTATTATTTCATGTTCATCGTTAGGATATTTCGGATTCCATTGTATGTGCCATACTAAAAAGCCACTAGTTAATGGTTCCAAATTGATATC